GTCCATGACCCTCTGTAATCTCCATACGGTCGTCGTCTAGCAAATTTGAAGCTACCTTTGTGGCAGCTTCCAATGTTGCAGGGTGAATGTATTTAGACACGTTTATATGATTTGTTGTTGTAATCCCCTTCCCACTGATACGACAGCAATGTTGCTGGAGCTGGGTGTTCTGAGGAAATGGTTATTTTTAAATTCTTATTTCTTTCGTATGTTGGTATAGTTTCAAAATCTTTAGATAAGAAAGTTAAAGCATTAGCATTCACATTGTCAGCAGCATTAACTTCTCTAATTTCGTTGTACTGTGGCTTACCACCTCTATCAAGAGTTAGCTTATATAAACCTACATCTCCAAAACTAAACTTAACTCTGTGAACTATTAAATCGGATCTAGTATCTGATCTCCAGTTCTCACCTGATTGATAAGTATAAAATATAGTAGGGAGTTCAACTTGCATATTAAACAAATACCCAATCATAAAAGTCTCACTTGACCAGTCCCCAACGATTTCTAAATTAGAACCATCAACTGCAACCGTTGCAAATCTCCCTAAGTTGTTTCCACTATCTGTATCGAAAACAGCTAATTGATTAGTGCTTTCCAAACCAGTAGGTTTAGCTTTTGTAGATTTGTTAGTAGTTGCGTTATAAGTCCATCCAGTCGTAGACATTGAATGATCTAAGTGTATTGGATATGTATCTCCAGCAGTTACAAAATGACCGTCTGAATCTAATTTGACTGAGTATTTAAGTAACTGATCTTTATTGTTATTTCTGACTACTACATATAAAGCATCATCTAACATGCAGTGATAAGTAATATTGCCAGTTATTGTCCAGCTAAACCATGCTTGCATGATTCTCTCATTTGCAGAGTCAAAATATCTATAACCATATAGTTTATTATTTCCAGTTTCACTAAAGAAAATTACATTATTTTCTCGAGAACTAGATATTAAAGTTAAATCCTTTGCAAATAGCTCAGAGACTACTGTACTTTGATCTACTACTGATGGCTCTCCTTCTCTAAGCAACCTAGACATTTCAAAGAATCTGCTGAATTTACCAGCGTTATCTAGGAAACCTACTGTTGTACCGAGAGATATAGGATTAGTTTTAAAGTTAAAGTTATAACTGGCTAATGCATTAATCTTTGCAGTTTGTGGATTAAGAACATCACTATCTGTTGTCAGCATAAATTGCTGATTTTTAGTAAATATTACTAATCCTGAATTGACCTGAATGGCATCGTAAACAATAGCTGGATATGTAGAACTACATGACAAATCAATAGGATCGGCATTTGAAAATGTAGTAGCAGTCTTAGCCCAGAAGTTAAAGAAGTTCCCGGGACGAGACATGATTATATTTTCATCACTAAGCATTACTAGACGGTTCCTATAGAAACACATCTTATTAATAGCTTTACCTACAAAAGTAGGACGTGGGTTGGTTCCATTTACATCTGTATCTCCTACTTGTGCATTTTCCCAAGAGACTTGAGACATAGTAAAAGTAGTTGAGTTTGTTCTTACTAATTGAATGGGCATAGTTGCAGGATCAAAAGCAATTTGAGTTCCCGGTTTTGCACATTCTTCCCAAACACCATCACCATCTCTATCATTATTTCCAAAGAACTTCAGAAAATAATCATCTTCATCGTTAGCACTATTTCTAACTTTGACTACCATCCCGTGCTTACATTGTTTAGGTAAGTCTTCAACGGTCAACACCCCATCAGACACAACATTCATAAGCTGTGAGTTTGGAGCTGTCATATTGAATGATCCGGATGGTCTGGTTATATAGATTCCATTACCAATAATCTGAACATTAGAGCTAGTAAAATTACCAGTCGCAATGATATCTGTCCTTAGTGAACCAAGAATAGACTCTCCTGTAACGGTAGTTTTGGTATCGAAAGATGTAGGTGTAGGTCTTATTAAACCAAGGTTTGCCTGTACGCTCGCAGTACTTGTTTCATCGACAGTTACTTTATAGTATCCATCTTTCATATAAACATATACATGGTCTCCTGTTTGCCATCCCTCACCCCCATAAAGGAGGTCGTTTGTTGTGGAGTATCTAGTTCTATACTCAACGTTTGATCCACTCCCAACGGGCGTAGATTGCCCTGTGGTAGTAAGTCTAAAATATAGATTTGATCTACCAGTTTGCCCTGAAGCACCAGCTTGGTTATAGATGTTTACTTGATAAGAAAAGTCAGATCCACCAAGAGTAGATACTGCGTCATTATCAACTAAAGTTCCTCCACTATTTATTTCAAATATTCTAGTTCCAACGTTTGGAGCTACGTCATCATCATTAGGCGAAGCTGTTGAAGCATCACATCTAGTAACGTTGTTAACTCTGGCTGTATGACTGGCTATTGTTCCATCAGTATTGCAATAGTTATTACTAGATCTCACCATTTCTACACTTATTCTTGTAGCTGTAGAAACTGATTGAAAATTTGTATTATCGAATAGGTTTAAAGAATATTGACTAGCATATTTAATCTGATCTAATTCTAAATAAACTTCTGGAGGTCTAGCTGGTTCAACAGTTGCAGCCATAGCAACAGTCTTTAATCTGTTGGTAAAGAATGTAAAGTCATTAATAGTTAAAGTCTGTATATCCTCGTCATTACTATGAGTTAGATATGTAGCCATAGCTGAAGTAGATCCAGAGACAGTCATTTCTGAACCATCACTACACTTCCACATATTGATATCACCAGTCCTACTGACTTGTCCTATATATTGTTCATTCTCATCTCTGTAGTAGTGAAACCATCTCCCATTAGTTTGAGAGTTATTTGTTCCATCACTAAGAGACGCTATAAATTTTCCTCCGGGACGTTTCATCAAACCATGTGTTACGTCTGGTAAAACATTGTCTGCAACATTAACTTGTCCCGGAACTTTAAGTTCATCTGGCTGCTGTGATATGCCGCCAGTTAATGTTGGTATAAGTTGTGTAACACTTGCCATTATCTAATAAGGGATCTGTAAGGTTGATAAGCTCTGTAAGAACTATTCTTCGGCCAACCCATAAAGGAGTGATCTCCTTGATTGCATTCGTATTCCATTAATGAAGCACGAGCTAATCCTTCTTGACCTTGTAAAAGTTTTACTAATTCTGAATTTGATACCAGTTGTGTTGCTGCTCTGGTAGAAGCACGGGCGATGATATATCTCTGAAAGACTGAAGGTATATCTGTGAACGAATAAAGGTAAACAATATCTAATTCCATGTCATGGTCAAAGACATCTGTGTGATTAACTAAGTCATATAACCTTCCATTTCTCTTAACTAAATCCATATGTCTATCAGCTTGACCATCATTCAGGTCATAACGTAGATAGTTGGTTGGAACAGTTATATGACCAGAAGCATCTGGACTAACTTTTACATGTTCTTCTGTATTAAAATGCCATCCTTCATTAAGAACATCCTTAGAAACTTCTGACAGAATATTATAAATAAAAGATATTTCTGGATTTTCAAAGTTAAGAGTAGTGATCGGCGATTGACCAATGCTACCCAATATAGAGTTAACTGCGGATAGTTCGGTATCGGTTGCTATTTGAGTAGTCATAAATAAAAAAAAAGGGACCCGAAGGTCCCGTATAAATGTATAAATTAGAATGCAGAAGGAGCTGTAGCACCAACATATAATTCTACTGCAGCAGCAGGGTTTAGATAGTCTGCACCCATAGCTAGTCTTCCAAGGATTACATCACCTTGATAAACAACGGATATGTCTCCGCTTGTGACTTGGACTTGAGGACCAATTGCTTCTACTACACCAGCAGCTTCCTTTTGGAAGATGATTCCACAAGACTTAGCACCTACCTCAGTGGCAGTACCATAGTCGTTGTTGATTCCTGTTGATGCACCTGATGCGTTCTCAAGTGTTTTACCAATTCTGTCACCCATGTTAGATGGTGAAGTCTTACCTGTAGTTCCACCGAAAGCAGTACCATACTTACCTAAGAACGGAATGTTCATAGACTTGTAAATGTGTATGCCAGCGATTTCTACAACGCCATTACCAC